CCATCGGGCTCTGTGAAATAAGGATCTATGTAGACTGAGAAATCGTCCTTGATTTTCTTGATCTTTAGTTCTTGGTCAAAAGAATTTGAATCACAGTAATCGGCGGTAATGCGAAAGAATCCAAAGCCCTTAGTGACAGCCCCCTCGAAAGCAGTGTCGTAGGCAACGTCAGCCCTTGAGTCTTTTTCAATGTGGCGAATAATACCTTGCAAGATTTTTGCGATATCCTTGTCGGCATTATCATCAACGGCATTTACTTTTATTGAAGGTCTATTTTGTCTTTGATCATTTGTGACTTGTCTAACGAACTGTGGAATCCGGTTAACTGTTAAACAAGGCCTGTCATCGGCATCACGCTCAGCACGAATATTATCGGGCCATTGATCACCGGCCCTGAATTCAACATCAATCTTTGCTTCTTTTCTGATCTCAGACCAAGCTTCAATAGCAAGTTCAAGGCGCGTTCTAGCCGTTGCTGCGCGCGAATCTTTATCAGCTTTTTCTTTTTTGGATACCACAAGGCAAGTTTATGCTCTGTGCTTTTAAACAAAAGTTTTAAGAAAATATAAATGGTTTCTTAATCATCCCATCCACCCAGTACCCCGCCCACTTCCATAAGAAGCACCACTTGTTTTTTTAATCACTGGTTTTGTCTTGGCAATCTCAAGCCCCGACA